GTGGATAGTCCCTCTCTATTGGGAATTGTTCCCATCAAGTTGCGACACGCCGGGCTGGTTGACATGTGCGGTGTTGTGTGCTACGTGGGTGTGTGCGTGAAAGAATTGTCGTGTTTTCGGCGTGTCGTGTTTGTGGTGTGGTATTATTGGGAGTGTCAGAAAAAAACAGCATAAAAAAAGGAGCAGAAAAATGAGTAAGGTTGTTGACTGGGACGGTCGTGAAGTTGATTTTGATGCGGCGGTGGCTCTTATGGATGATGATATTCGTGAGGAGCTTCATGCAGAACTTAGCCCGTGTTCCGATCAACGTTTCTTCAATGCGTATCTTGAACAGCATTATGCGGACTTTGGTGAAGAGTTTAGGGTGTGATATAAAATATAGCCCGCCCGGTAATATTACCGGGTGGGCTATATTATCCGATTGACATATAATTAATCCCGATAGGAAACCCACTATCGGGATTAATTATATTTGTGCGTTAAATGTGATATGTGAAATTATAATATAATACTAGTGTTTCTGGATTGGTAAACGCTTCTGAAATATTTGCGTATACATTACCGTTTTGCGCAAATGTTACGGCGCGCACTTTGCTTGCTTGTGAACCGCTCATGTAAAAACTGCCTGCGTATAGGAAATTATTAGCGTTTCCGATTGTTGGCATGTAAGTCGGTGTAGCTATTTTTTGTTGTCCTGTGCCGGTGATATTGTTTAAGGGGTTTTTTCCGGTTAGAGTTACTACGCCTGTGTTTGAATTAAACCACATTTCATAATATTCCCTTTGCGGGTCGCCTGATATGTTTATCAGACGTTCGGGACTGTTTTCGTATCCCATGATTAGCCCTGCCATGTGTGCGGCTATGATGCCTTCACCGATGTTATTAGGATGTAGTTTGTCGCCTTCAAAGACGGTATCTGTGTAACCGGCTAACCAATAGAGCGAGTTTACAAACGGAATACCTGTGGTGTGCAGCGAACTTTGAATAGCTTTAACCCATTTTTTAATGGTGTTGTATTTGTCTTGATTGCTCATATACCCTGCGTTCATAAAGCATAGTATTATGTCAGCGTTTGGAAACTTGGTTATTGCTTTTTTGTAACAGTTAGAGACAGCGGTTTTTTCATCGTCAGCGCTTTTGTTATAAGTCCAGTCGTTATAACCGCCGTATATTATCACTTTGCCTACGTTGTCGTTGGCGTACGCATTATCCGCGACGGCTTTATCAATTTGTTGTGTGAATGTGTTACCGGGACTGCTTGTACTATCTTGTATGAATCCTGCGCCGCCTGTTGCGTATGAATGTGCTGTGTATGTTTTACAAATATCGGGGAGTCGTTGCCACCATACGTTATCGCGTGTTGTGGTGCTGAAACTATCGCCGATTATGACCATATGTGATAGCGCGTTTAACGTGTCTATTTTTTCTTTTAGCTTAGTGGCGCTTCCTACAGAGTTCGCGCCTAATGCGGTTAGGTTGGCTTCCATCGCGGCTATGTCGGTTTTGTTTGTTTCGGCTTGCGTGTTTGCGTTATTAGCTTTTTCGGTTGTAACGGCGAGATCGCTTGCGGTGGTATCTATTTTGTTTTTTAGGGTGCTTGCGGTGTTGCTGTCGGTTACGCCCAGTGCTGCGAGATTGTTGTTTATGGTTTGTGTTTCCGTCATCGCTTGTTTGGCGCTGTTGAGTGCAGCGGTGGCGTTGCCGTTGATTGTCAGCAGTGTTGTATCGATCGTGCGTATTGCGCTGTTGTATTGGTCTGTCAACGCAGCGGGGTCGCCGGTGTCGTATAGATCGAGGTTGAAATTATCGGTTGTGCTTGCCATGTTTATGCCTCCTTACGGGTGTCGGTTGCATGGTGTATTTGTATTTGTATGTCGAGCTGGTGCAGTTTTTTGTCTATGAGTTGCATACTGCGGTTGTATGCGTCGCGTAGGTCGGCCACTGAACCGGTGTCGTATAGTGGCAGTTGAATGAATGGTGTGGCGGGCATGGTGTCTCTCCTTTATTGTATGGGCGGGTAGGGGTTGCCGGTTTGCGGGTCGGTCACGCGAGGCGTCGGATCGTTGAATATGGTGAGGTTTCCGACTGCGGCGGTTTCGTCGGTTCGGTGTTTTGCCATGTCGTTCACGGTTTTGGTGGCGACCTGATTGACGCGTGCACCGAACACTGCGAGTTCGCGGTACATGTTGCGCATGGCTGTCTTGCTGTCTACGTAGGTGCCTTGCGTAGGGTCGTAGATCACCATTTTATCACCAACATGCTCAAGATTGTCCAGCAATGCCGCCAATGTTTTTTCCATCGCGCTGACACGAGCTTCGACGCGGTTTTCAAACGTTTGCATGTCCGCACTCAGAGTGTTGATCGCGGTTGCGAGCGTATCGAAATACGCCGTGATATGATCGTATTCGCACGCCAGATGCTTTATGATTTCCTCTGTGCTTTTCGCGTTCCAGTAGAACGCCGGTATTACGGGCGTGTACGGCCATACGCTGTACAAGGGTAGCGGGAACATGTGTGTTTTTGCCTCCTAATAGTTGTTTATGGCGACGGTCCATAGTGGGCTGAAACATGCGTTTATGTGCTCCAATAGTAGCACGTCGATATCCACGTAGTCACCTTGGCGTATCGCCTTGACCTTATCCATGTAGTTGCCGTTGGTCACGGTCTCATACTCCATGTCTGTGGCATTGCTTGCGTAATCCTGACCGGTCGCAAGCTGGGTCGCGGGGAAATCCGAGAACACGGTGCGCGTTTTGTGCCACGTGTCGGTATCCGTCATAAATATCCCGGGGTTGCCGGCTGCAAGCTCGTAGAGCGGTTTGAGTACGGGCATTATTTCGGCGATGAGACGCAACAGGTGCCGCCGCCATCTGCCCGGCGGCATTACGCCGAGTTCGCGGTCATAATATCGGTTTTCGATTTTTGCACAGCACCGAGAGTATTGTGTGTCGTCGTATGCGTCATCACGCCACGACCATTGCGGCGATGTCCAGTCAATGCCACCGGGTACAAGCAATTCCCCCAATGTGATCGTAGTAACGGCGTGATAATCGGGTGTGGTTTCGCCCGGGACAAACGGCGATATCATGTCAGATGTCTCCATTGTCGTTGTCCTCCAGTGCTTCGAGGTTGGTCATGTAATTATAGTTTTGGCTTATGTTGTCCTGATTCCAAACCACCTCGATGGGTGCGTCCAGATATCGTGCGAAACGCGTGTTAAGTATGTCGCACGCGGCGCGACGTTCCTCAAGTTCGGACAGCGCCCGCAGATCGGTGGGTTCGCCATAATCGTTGATTTCATCCGCCGTCTGGCGCTCCATCTTCATGGGTAGGTTCTTTATACCCAGCGACTGATAAAAAGCGTTCCACGTGTTTTGTATATCGTTCTGTATTTCCATGCCGATATATTCAACGTTAGTCTTGAGCACTTGCGCCTTCATGGTGTCGGTGAAGCCGGGCGTTGCCATAATTGCCATCTCTCCGCCTGAGATTTGCTTGATGACGTTGACACCCGCCGTTTGCTGACCGGCGGGCACCTCCAAGATGAACGGAGTTTTCTGGTGAAACCTGTTTTGCCGTCGCGTCATGTACAAATCTTCGATCTCATGCGCGAAAAACTCAAGCGTAGGCACCAATGGCGTACGTGCCTTATTACTATAAATAAAGACACCGTTGGAGTTGTTTACGTCGAAATGCCACCCGTTTATTCCGTAGGATGTCCATTTCTTCGGTCGATAATACACGTTGAAGTCGGAATTGACAACGGCTTGCGTGGAAAAGAACACACCGGGGTTGCTATGCGGATAGGCGATAGTGGCATATCCGTAGTACAATAGGTTATACTCCAGAAACCATGCATTGCACGTTTTGGGCAGATTAAGCCACTTGAAACGTGACAACGCGATATTGACCATTTGCGAATAAGCCATATAATACGCCTGTGTGTTGAGTTGCTGCGACTGCTGCCACACCGGCAGCCCTTTTTCACCGAGAGCCGCGCGGGTCGGCGGGCACTTATGCGTGCGTTTACGTCCCATATAACACCTTTTTTCGCTAGTTGATATTCGCGGCGAGATAATCGCCGCCTATTTCGGTGGGGTCACTCCAGATTGTAACACCCGCCGCGAACCGATCACGTATCGCGTCCAGTGCGTCGTTGGGGGCGATGTCGTTGGTGAGCCACACATCATCAGCCCGCCAATACGTATAATGTCTGCACGCCGTGAGCTTTGGTCTGTTATAGAGTTTGTTGCTTGCTATGCCGTATCGCAACATATACATACCAGCTTGTATTAGTGCGCTTTTGGATTGCGTGCGAACCTTGACGACATACGCCCGTTGCGCCATTTCGTCCGCCCACGGGTCACCCGTGTACGCGCCAACGGGTGTCGGTGGCTGATTGTACATGTCACGATACGTGTTCGTCGCATTGTCGCGCGTGTTGAGCATGGTACGTTTCGCGTTTGCTATGGTCTGATTGCGCGTGCGTGCCGCGTTGCCGGTGGCGGTGCTGTATGAGGCCGCAGCGTTGCCGTTGGACGCGTTGACGGTGTTGGCGGTCATATCGGTGGCCGCCGCCGTTGCGAGTTGCATGGTTTTCACGGTTTGCGTGTTGGTGCGTGTCGTCGTTTCCGTCGCCTGCGTCTTGGCGTGCTCCGTCTGGTCCGTATTGGTCGACGTGGCTTTGTCCGCCTTTGCATATGCCGCGTCATTGGCCGCCTTATTGAGTTTTTCGCTGTTTGTGATGGCGACACCTGTATTGTAGCCTTGCAACGCCGCACCGCTGACGGCGGTCACGAGACCGGCGGCGGCACCGCCGGCCGCAACGGACAGCGCCGCGCCGCCGATCGAACCTATCATGCTTGTGACGGATGAAATGGCGTTGGTTTGCGTGTTCGTGATATATGCTTCGTTCATGAGCGTTACATCCCAGTCACGGTCTGTCCTTATTTTGCTGTTCGCCGTTGTGTTGTCAGCGTCGAGGCGCTTTGTCGCGGCGTCGAGTATATCATTGCGCGCATCAACGGTCTCATCGGATACCCGTTGATCGCGCAAGACTCCTCGTGCGGTGTTGGCCGTCTGCGCCATGTTCGTGCGTGCGGTGTTGCCCCGTGCCGTGGCCGCGCTGGTGTTGGCGTTATCACGGGCGGTGTTGGCCGCTTGCGCGGTGTTTTCATACGCGGTTATGGCGTTTTCCCGCCCCTGTATGATCGTGCGATTGTAGTTGGCGGCGCGGTATGCGTCAATATTACGACGTTGCAACGCATATGTGGGGATGTCATACGATATGAGCGTCGCTAGCGCGTCACCGTTTGGGACATGCCCGATTATGTCGTCGCCGGTCAGATTGGTCACGTCAAGCGACGTGGTGCCGCCCGCCCCGTACCCGTCAAGATATGCGACCTGTCGCACGAGCGGATACGCAACGGACACCAACGTTCGCACGCTGAGCCGCCCGCAATCCTCGATATTGATCGTGGTTGCCTTACCCCACGTGTCCGTGATCTCCAACACGCTATACGGCGATACGTACAGTTTGGCCACGTCGGCGACTTCAGGCGGCATGTCGAAATCCTCCGGGGTCAACGTGATGTCACTTAATGTACGCTCCGTGTCTATGACGGTCATCCATGCGACACCGTTGACCATGACGGGCGCACTGGTACCGCGAACACACATGTCCGCAGACACCACGAAGCACGCGCCTATGCCCGAAGCGATGTGCGGGTAGTACGCGAACAGATCATTAATGTATTCGCCGGCCACGTCGCTTGCACGTAGTGCAAACACAGTCCAGTTGTTCGGGGTGCGTCCGCGCTGTGACGCATAGGACGTGCCGAGCGTACGGCACCCGCTCACGTCTATGCCAGCGGTGCCCCACGTCCATGATGACACGATACCGTCGTTCGCTTCGTAGACGGGTTCGGTGGCGGCTATGTCGGCACCGCGCGTGTGTGCCATCTCCTCCAACCTGATCGCGCCGAACGCGCACGAGAAACATATATATTTATCGCCGCCGGTCAATCCGGTGGCCTTGATATCGGTGATGCGGTTGGCCGAGCCGCCATAGTTGACATCCGGCGCAAGTAGATCTCCACTGTTTTCTCGTGGGTTCTCCAGCAATTTTTCCGGTGTGGTCTCAACCAGTGGCGCGTGTCCTCGTTCGAGCAATAACCCGTTGATCGTGGTTGTATTGATATAGTCAGTCCATACGTCACGTTGCAGTACGACGGTGGTGGTGTTGGGTGCCTCCGCCGTGACATCCGTGATGTAATAGTGGTATCTTGTCTGGCAGTCCGGTTGCTGTAGCGGTGATTGCAGTATATCCGGCGTAAAATCGACCACGATATAGTTATAGCGTTGAGCCGTCATGTATGGTACTGGTATTTTGATGCCGTCCGTGTCGGCGCGGGCTATATACATGCTGGTGTCAAGATGTACGGTCTCGCCGTCCAGTGCGTCGAACCACGCATCACGCGCGGTGTCGTCGCGGAACTTAACGGCATCGTGGCCGTCGTTACGCCATTTTACGTGACATAGTTTTATCTTGGTTTTCGGTGTCCACATATTATAGTCGTATGTGTTGATGTACTGATCGTACACGTGTGCGTCAGCGCCGGGAAACGATGTGGCGTTATCCAAGTGCGGGAATTTCATATATGCCTCTTTTTCGCAAAATAAAATCGGGGTGCCGGTGTCACCCGGTACCCCGATACTAGCATGTTACGACGATACACATTATTTTACGGCGAACGTGCAAGTCGCCGTGTGCGTCGTCGTCTCGCCGGTCGGGTTGACGTATGTCGCCGTACCCGTCACCGTGATAATGTCGCCTGCCGTCAGCCCGTCGCGCTGCACGTGCAAACGAGCCTGATCGTCAACAAACGTGTTGACATCGAGCGCGAGCGGCGATGCAGCACCCTTAGCGCCCGCCGCGTGGGTTGCAGATACCTCATACGTGGCGGAGTTCGGCGCGACATCGATGGCGGTGCCGGTCGGTTCCACCGTCGCAGTGAGCTTCGGGGTGAGCTGGAGCACGTCGCCCGCCTTGACATCACCCGTCTCCGGGGTCAGCGCGAACCCGGTCACGGTCTGAGTCACAACCTTGATGGAAGTGCCCGCATCGGTGGTGAACAAGGCACACGGCGTAAACGGCGACACGCCATAAATGCCCCAGTGATTGAGATACATCGTGTTGGAAAGTGTTTGCGGATTATAGAACTGAGTAGTGCCATACAGCGTATCGCGAACCTGATACCAATCGGTCGATACAAGCAACGCCACCGCGCCCGGAATACCAAGACTTGGTACTTGAACAATACGATAGGGAACGTCCGCTTTATCCAGTTGAAACACCGCACTCAATGCGTCAACGTCAAGCGATGCGAGATATTCCGGCTCAATCAGCAACACCATTTGTTGCGGATTAGCATACGCCGGAATATCGGTAACGTTCAGCGCGTTGTACTGCGTTGACGGAAACTGCATACGTCCCGCCGTGGAACGCAACGACTTAAGCAACGTCTTAGCAGTCGTTTCATCGCCCGGCACCGTATCAAGATGCACCTTGTAGAAACCAAGATTCCGCTCATAATGACGAATCAGCGCAAGCATGATATTCATTTCGTCGTAATTATCACTGTTGCGCGGTGCTTCCATGATCTGCGCTATAAAACGGTTCAAGCCAAAATCATCCACGAATGCCTGTCGCAGCTCGTCATCCGCCCACGATATAGGGTACTGGTCGCGCCTGTTCTGTTCATAAAACCACACGGCGGCTTCCGGTCGGTGCATCTTCAACAGCTCTTCGGCATCGTCCTTGTATCCGTGCGCCTTAATCCACTTCACGGCGATTTCCTGCACCGTGGAACCCCAATAAAGATTCTCCTTCTTGAAAACCGCCAGCGGGTTCTCAAACGGCGCGTTCTGTGCCATCACGGTGAGTCCGATACGGTTCACCATGCTCCAAACACAGTCATTCAGATATTGGCGGTTCATGGGGTCGAACAGATACCGCATGGTGTTCGCGACACCGGTCTGCGTCGCGCTCGGTATGCGTTGCTGGTAGTCATCGGTGCCCTTCAGGCGCACCTTGTCCAAAATCGTCGCGTTATCTACAGCCATGATGTTTTTCTCCTATCCGTTACAGTGTGTAATCGAGGTTTTCCAAGTCGTCCGCCGCCGCATCGGCGATGGCCTCCGCTACGTCGTCATCCGTTTCCTTGACGGTCGCCCCGTTTTCGACCAGCTGCGCCACGGAGTCGGCGAAATTATCATAGATGCCGTCTATGCGTTTGTTCATAGCGTCGATCTTGTCCAGCACGCTACGCAGCATGTCGCGCAGATCGTCGAACTCGCCTACGCGGTGCGCTTCATCGGGGGTGGGATCATCGCGTTCAACGATGTCCCTTTCCTCGGTGGTTTCGTCATCCATTATTTTTCCTTTCATATATGAAAAAAAAGTCGTGCCGGCGAACGAATACCGAACCGGCACGACTTAAGAATAGCATACTTGTGACATGTTTCATAACGGTAATCGGCGCGTTTTTCCCTCACGGCCACACCGTCGCCGGAGTCAACCGTGGTTATCGACGATGCGTTTTAGCGATACCATTATGGCACCTCACGTACACCGTGTTTATTTTACACCGAAATTCTTGAGCATTTCAAGCATGGCGTGTTGCGTTTCCACCGTGTCATATCTCAAATATCCTAACGCGTAATATGATGTAAGATTCTTAATCAACTCCTTCGCCATATTCGCAGTGAGGTAGTTCAGCCTGTTATCATCTCTCGTGAGTGCAAAATATGGCACATGTGTACCGCCGTCGTATTTCGTGGAGAGAAAAACATACCCACAGCGCATATCAGCATACACGCCATATTCCCGTCGAAACCACCGGAACACATAAATGAGTTTCGCGTGCTTATGCGGTTTTTCGATAAAATCGGTATCAAATTGCCGAAACTTGTTTTTCGCCGTCATATCATCATTGTTTTTCAACATGCGCCCCGCAACGGTGTTCTTCGCCTTTTGTTCGGCGTAGTCATCGTCTCGTACGTAGTCGAACAGACATGTCTTGCCATCAAGCCATTGCATACCATACTCGGGATTGAGGGGCACTCCATAGCGCTGAAAATACGGATTGAACGCGTCGCAAGCATTGCCTAACAGGAATATTCTCGGTTTGCGTAGCTCGGTATCGTCGGCGCGTTCACGCGTCACGGTATCCACGATTTTCGCCAATTGTTCAAACTCGTTTTTCAAATACGTGTGATATCTATCATCATTATCAATAATAAATTCATCCATGCAAATGTTACGCACGTTCACGTATGTGTTTTTCTTTTTTCGCTGCTGCATGGTCAAGGGTATAAAATAACCGCATACCCGCCACGAGTTTTCTTTTTTGCCGGTTTTCTTCCGTCGTATTTCAGCCGTTTTGTTTGTTGTGCGAAATTCATAATCGGGGAAAATATTGTCTTTTATGATACGATCGAAATAGTCTGCGGCGGCATCGTTGTTTTCCTCACGAAAACGGGCGATTTCCGCAAAACAATACCCGTTTTTCAAATAATCCTCTATCATGTATTTTCTCATGCCGTAGGTTTTACCCAAGCCACGTGCGCCGATAATCATATTAACGTCTGCGTTTCGTGGCAATATTACGGTTTTTAGCCTGTCATAATAATATTTCGCCATCAATACTCACAATCATAGGCCTGCCGTCCCGCATAATAAGTTCGCGAGGTGTTGCTTCTACAATTCTATTATACATGTTTCTAAGGTATGTCAGATTTTCACCGTTGGCCTGTTTGTCCGATTCGCCCAGCCATCGCCCGGACGGATACAGCCCGATGGCCTCCGGTGTATCCACATGCGCCGTCTCGCCGCGATAGTCCGTGACATCACCTATATAACGATCGCACACATGCGGCCTATTGCGTTGCAAGGTGTGACATATCTCGTAATCCACAAGCACATCATAGCCGAGCGACATTTGTACGGTTTCGCCGAAACCGTGCCCCGCATGCATGACATCGGCTATAAAATCTTCGATAGTGTATACGCCGTCCGGTCGCGGGAGACCGGCGCAAGTGACATGTACGCGCCCTTTCCTGTCCAAACTAACGCGTGCTTTGTTCCACAAATCCATGTGTTCGGCGTAGCGCGTGGCACCGCCACAGTCCTCAACCTCGAACTTGCCGATATGGTCCAGGCTCGAAGCCATGTCGGGCGCGGTGTTTCGGACACGTCGCATGGTGTTGTTGATCGCGTTTTCGATCGCGTTATGTAGCGGTTTGAGCACGTCCAGTAATTCCTCGTCGCTCACGTCGTCATCGCAACTAATTTTCAGGCTATCGGTATCGCCGCCCGTGACCGTTACGCGTTCGCCGAAATGTCGGTGTATCAGCATCATGGCTATCAATAGGTGCATTCTGCTTCCGGCCACGATTCGCATGCCGTACGTGTATAGGACACGTGGTGTTTTCGGGCGTTTTTCAGCGAAATTCTCGGGAGTGCAGACAGTGGTTCGATCGACTTCAAGTTCGCCGGTTTCCGTCACGCGATAATCAGGTTTCATAACGTCCTGTGCCTGTGTGCCGTATATGCCGTTAAATTGCCCCTTGACGGTCGAACCGTAATAGGATTGCAAAAATTTCATACTCAGTTCGCCGGTTTTCGCGTCATGCGCGATGCCCTCCGGTATGGATTCGGGAATATCCGCCTCGTATGGCACGCCCTCGGTGTAACCCTTGATAAGGTTTTTCACGTCTGTTTTACGTGCGAACAACATGTTGGATTGCAGAGTCACGTAATCGGGCGGCACAATAGACTTGGTGGTGGCCTCGCCGTACAATACATGCATTCCGTCAAACTCGTACACTTGCGATATGTTCCATAATTCAACCTCATTGACGTGCAATATGCATTCGTCCGCCCGATACAATTTGCCGAACGCGTACGTTGGATTAACGGCGCTGTCGACGTAACCATGCGCCCTAACGCTGTTTTCCTGTGTTTTCGCGCGTTCGTTGTTGCTGTAATCGGTGTCCGCCCGCAACGTTTTCACAAACTTTGATCGTGGGCATATTGCAATTCCCCACGCGTCGAAACATGTGTTTTCGCGTAATCTGAGATTCATAAATCGTATCGCCGCATGCAATCCCGTACGAAACGGGTCATCATAATTCGACAACACATCTTCAAGCGACGTGTTAACAATGCGTTCGCATGCGATTTGCAAAATATCCGTAGGCGCTGACGCAAATTTCACCGGCAAACGTCGGCCATTGATGAAAGCGTGATGCATTGACGTGACATCCAGTGACGCTACGTTATCCACGACAACGCCACTGGTTTTAGCGCTCGTAAACGTCAACCCGCCACGAAAACACGACTTGCGCAGTGCATACGAATCATAATTCCTCGGAAATTCCTGATTACACGTAATCTCAAAAGCACGTTGCAACGTGAGTTTCTTCCCGCCGCGCAGCGTGACGCGCCGCCCGCCGATCTCACGACGTGCCATCTGCCGTACAAGAGATGTCTTGGTCAGTACTCGGCTCCCGAGCATATCGGAGGTCAACCAGTGATTAGCACGCATAAGCCATTGCAGATATTGCGGTATCACCTGCACGTCGCGGCGGGCGTAAAACAATTCGTCTTCGGTCAACGGCGTTTCGGGCGTGCGTACAAGTGTATAATCCCAGTCGCCCACGGCCTTGGGGAGGCCGCACGTCTCGCCCATTGCACGTAAACCGCCCATTTCCAAATAAAACGTGTCCCAAAAGCGACACACCACGTTACCGTCAACGCATAGATCAAGCGTGTACACGCTTGTGGCCGTCTGCGCATTGACCTCGATCGCGTACGACTGCGCCAATTCCAGCATGAGAGTCTGCATATCAAACATGAGGTTATAAGCCGCGATTATCGGGACATAAGCATGTGCACGCCCATAGTCAATAAGATCATCAATGTACGACAACGCTTCGGACGTGTACCGGTAAAACCGTACATCATCCATGTCGGGAGTGTACGACTCCAGCGGTGTACTACGCAAATCGTTGAAAATGTATAATATCGGATATGCGCGTGTTTCGGCACCTTCGCCAATATTCGTCGTTTCAGTATCGAATATCGCCGCAATCTTAAATTTCTTGCGCTTCATCATCGCACCACATCGGGTGTGACCGCAATAAGCCAAATCGGACTGCCGCCTTCAACGTCCGTGTAATCCTCTAAATCGTCTGCATGCATTTTCATATTTTTGATGTATTCCAATACCTTTTCGTTACGTTGCATGATAGTATCAAAAAGCTCGCTAAGCGAGTTCGCGCCGTAAGCCTCCATGATGACTTCCAAACGTTTCTCGGGCGGTACGTCCGGGCGTTGCCATATATTTTGTGTGTACCGCCAAAAGATTTTGACTTTTTCGCGGCCAAGATCACCCAGCGCTGAGGGTACCCCCTTGGATGCCATGCGCATTTCTTGCCGAAAAATATTAAACGATCGTCGTCGTTCGCCACGTTTTCCGCCTCCACCCTTCACGGTTTCAGCAACCCGCGCCAACTTGTCGGCGTTCTCCATCGCCCGTGCGTATGCTTCGGCTCGTAATTGTTTGTTCTGAATACGCCCGACGTATGTCTGTTTTAGACTTGTTTCAAGCCGTTGCACGTACATCGTTCGCGCACGCCGTTCACTTTCCGGCATGGCGTCCGTGATACTTTTACGTATCGTGTTTATCGCGCGTCGTACACGCTTCCTTTTCGCCGTCAGTATGTCGGCCTGCTTGCGTGCTCTGGGCATACACAACACCACCTACGATAAAAAAAGGGTGCCATAACCGGTTATGGCACCCTCATACAGTTTCAACGTCCTGTTTTTTCGTATTTCACTTAATTTCGAGGGACTTGAGCGAGCGACCGCCGCCGAGCGCGGTTTGCTTGACGACAACGGTGAGCCCGTCCGGCGCGTTGAAGTCCGGGAACATGTCGAAAATGTCCAGGACGCTCCGATAAACGCCCTCGGACTGGCTGAAATACGTCTTGCCGTCCTTTGCGAACAGATAGACGTTGGCGCATTTCTGCCCCGTCTGAGATCGGACACCCGGCGTGACGTACACGCCCGTGACGGTCAACGGTGTATCTCCCAGCGATGCAAGCGAAGTCGCTGTGTTTCGCGCGTTGATGATGGCGCGTTTCCCGTCGAACGTGCTAACGTCCATCGTACAAATGTATCGATGGTTATCAACAATGGCTTCCATTGCCTCGTTAGTGGTGTTGTTCATCTGTTCAATTTCCTGTGCCATGATTGTATCCTTTCGTTACTCGTTGTCGTTGTCGTTGTCGTTGTCGTTGTCGTTGTCGTTGTCGTTGCCGTTGACAGGTGACGCGTACTGGAAAAACGTTTCGGCGGGCATTTCGTAAACCGTTTTAGCTACCTTGATGTCATCCACCAATACATTATACAAACCGAACTTCATCAGCGCTTTCACGGCTTGCTCAGTAGTGCGAATATTACCGTCAATAATAATAAACTGACGTTCGCCGTCACGATCAATATACGTGACCTTACTACTGGCGTGCGTCTTTTTGATATTCCTCATTATATTTCCTTTTTTCTTGATTTATCAACGTTTACGTTGACGTAAAAAATATTACACAAAAAATCGGCGCACGCAAACGCGACACGCCGACTTTTTAATATATATTAATGTATCAATAACGCAAAACCTGCCCCGGATAGATCAAGTACGGGGGACTAATCTTATTAATCCTGGCGACACGCGGCCACTTGGATCCAAAAATAGACCATAGGCACTCACCCGCCCTAACGGTATGAGTACGCACGGGTGCAGTAGATACGTTATTCTTGTTCGGTCGCTTGTTCGGTCGCTTGTTCGGTCGCTTGTTCGGTCGCTTACGATCACCAACCGCGTAAGCGTCCCACTGCCACCGCGCACCCCGGAAATAATCAAGGTCGATCGCACCGGCATAACCGGCAACACGCCCGTTGCCCGTATACTGGCGCATGGCCTCACCATACACGCCATAACGCCACGGGCGCGACTGCCAACCGGTAACGGCATTGGACGCGTACTGAGCCACCCACACCCCGCAATGCCGCCGCACATACGGGCTAAGCTGCCGCAACGCGGAAGCCGGTATATATATAACCGGCCAAACCCGCGTGCGTTCGTACACACGCTTCACCCAACGATCAACCCACGCACCGTTACCAAACTGGGGGTTATCATCATGTTCCCAATCCAACGCAAGCACCGCACGGCCAACATACTTCGTCACCCGATCGACGAAAAAATCGGCCTCACGACGAGCATCATTGCCCATTGCATAATGATATACGCCTATGCTCTTGCCCGTAGCCGTCGCACGAACAAGCTGATAGTCCGCAACCTGACTGACACCATTGCGCAAACACGTATTGCTAAAACCGCCGACACCCCACGTGACCCCGGCCACGACAAAATCTGCGTTAAGCTTACCCGTGTCTATATTGCATTGCCAGTTGCTTACGTCAACGCCGCGCATATCCGCGTTCGCGGCTGGTGTAAGTACCAACAATGATACGCAAAAACACGCAATTACACTACACAGCGCGTGACGTATCTTCATCGCTATTTCCCTTCTGGAGCAACCCTATAAGCTCCTCCGTCAACACATTATTTTTCGTCATAAGATCGTTAAAATTTCTAAACGTCGTGGCGATAAACCACGCCATAGCACAACACGCCACAATCGGGAAACCAATACTACCGATCATGCTCACAATATCATTAACATTCATAATACCTCACATAAAAAAACCGTGACGTATCGAACAACACGTCACGGCCTAATATATCATCAACTATATACAAGTAGCCTATCCGGGAATCGAACCCGGCACACACATTTTATAAGAATGCCGCTCTAACCAACTGAGCTAATAGGCCAAAAAACACACTATACCATATTATCACCCTTTTCCATATCAGCCGACACCGTACAACCGCATGAACACCGCATACACCGCACGGCATCGGCATAATGCGACATCACAAAATCATACAGACCCGCACAAACGGGCTTACAGCTCTTCAGACATGTCCTACCCCGTCGTAGTTCCTTACATCTCGTGGCTGGGATATACATATGTCGATACTCACACATTACACATCTCCCTATAAACAACCATATTACGCAAGGCTTCATCAATCGTAAACCCACAACCAAGGTCCATATTAAACTTTCCACGTCTACAACATACAAATACAAAATTATCAAAACAATATACTTTAAAAGACATCCTAACCATATTTGTTTCCTCCTAAACATTATCAATCCGTTAATCTCCTACGAATATCCGCATCTATAAGATACGCGGTATAATCATCATTATCGGTTTCTTCCCCGTCCCAATCAATCACTTTACGCATTTCACCACTCCTTTTTTTTCAGTGTAATTTCTGACACTCCCAATAATACCACACCACAAACACGACACGCCGAAAACACGACAATTCTTTCACGCACACACCCACGTAGCACACAACACCGCACATGTCAACCAGCCCGGCGTGTCGCAACTTGATGGGAACAATTCCCAATAGAGAGGGACTATCCAC